CCCCCAGGCCTTTTTTCACTTATGGGACAGTTCATCATCAAGAATGTCAGACGACTCCTCCTCACCTATTCCCAATGCGGTTCACTCGACCCTTTTGAGGTTAGCGACCATATCTCGTCTCTTCACGCTGAGTGTATCGTGGGACGAGAGTTTCACGCTGATGGAGGAATTCACTTGCATGTATTCGTCGATTTCGGACGGCAGTTTTCCAGTCGAAAGACTGATGTATTCGATGTGGGAGGCTGCCACCCTAACGTCCAGAAGTGTGGACGTACTCCATGGAAGATGTACGATTACGCAATCAAGGATGGCGATGTTTGCGCCGGAGGGCTCGAGCGGCCAGACGAGGAGAGCGGAGACGGCAATGGGAAGGTTGATCATACATGGCATTCGATCCTCGCTGCAGAGACTCCTGAAGAGTTTTGGGCACTTTGTCATGACTTGGCTCCAAGAGATCTGTGTCGCTCTTTTCCCTCACTTCAGAAGTACGTCGACTGGAGATATACTCCTGTTGCTGGACCCTACCGTTCTGACCCTGGGCTTGTCTTTGACACGTCACGAGCTCCAGACTTGCACGAGTGGTTGTCTCAGGCTGGTGTGGGATGTGGAGAATTGGGACTAGCGTCTAGGTAAGCTATGCTCGGTCGTTCCTCCCTGCGCGAACATATCTCTGCTATTCGTTTTTGCACTTATTAAGTGTATTTGGTCCGAGCGCGGTCAGAACCTCCGCAAGCTCCGGATACCGCTCGGACCACCCTTCGGGCTTATTCGCATTTACTAATCCTTTTCAGACCTAAATCTCTGGTTCTATATGGAGATTCCCGTTTGGGGAAGACTGTGTGGGCCCGATCACTGGGGTCCCACATATACACGATTGGGATGAACTCCGGCACAGAACTCATCAAGGCTGAGTCTGTTGACTACGCTGTCTTCGACGATATGAGGGGAGGTATCAAGATGTTCCCATCTTTCAAGGAATGGTTGGGATGCCAAGCTTACGTTACCGTGAAGCAGTTGTACAGGGAGCCCAAAGCTGTGCGTTGGGGTAAGCCCTGCATTTGGTTGAGTAACACGGACCCTAGATTGGAAATGGAACCTGCAGATTGCACGTGGATGGAAGCAAATTGTTTTTTTGTTGAGCTGAATGCCCCGCTATTCTAACGCTCGTGCCAATACATAGTACTCTCAATATCAATAGTTGCAATTTGTGTCCCTTGCTGAACATTTGGTCCCGGGTAAAACAGGTCGACCACGATGTAGTCACCCATACCCTGCCTGCCAAGAGTACTGGTGGTTGTGAAGGAAGTACTCTCTCCGGCTTCGTCGTCATCGTACACCATGTTTTTGTACATGGGATGCCACCTTGTTGTGCGGAAGTTGACTTCGTCATCACCGCGAGCACGAATGGTAGTGACCTTGTCGTACTTGATGGTAACGCGGGAGTTATCGGTAGGAGCCGTCATGTAATTGTTCCAATCAACGCCGAGCTGTCCCTTGAAGATCACACTGCGGAGTAGATCCAAAGCTGCTGCCTGACCGGTACCACCGGAAGTCAGGTCTTTAGTGTAGCGAACCCAACCCGCGCTGGTGAGCAAGCTGATGGGGGTCCGTGCTTGAAGTGGGGCCAAAAAGCCCTTAGAGGTAAAGCATATGCGCCGCCACATGTAGGATGTGACTAGTGAACCGGTGATGTGGATGGTCTCTTTGAGCCCAATATTGTACACCGTGGTTGACGTGCGTGCCGCTGTGTCTGAGACGGTGCCCTTTCCAGCAGTAGTGCTGAGGTTGAGATCCCTGGCTGTTGGTGACCAAGCGAAAATCGTGACCGGACCTTCGTTTCCGGCTTCATGTAAGATGTTGGCCGTGCCGGCACCATCAGTTCCACCACTTTGTCTCCACTGGAGCATAGTGTCCCTTTTCTTCCTTGCAGTCAGGTTTAGGATCGACCTTGCGGTCATTCTCGTGTTCGTTCGTTTGCGGCCCCTGCTCGGTCGAGCGGGTCGGCGGTACGTCTTCTTCTTCGAGTAACCCCGCTTTGAGTAGCGGGTTTGGCGGGTCTTGCGTCCCCGTGTTACGTAGCGAGGCATTTTCGCGCTTCAGCTGAGGGATTTTTGAGAACATTAATTCGCGCAGTGCGGGGGTAAGAGGGCTATTTATGTCCCTGGGGTGTCCCTTGTCCTGGGGGATAATATTAGTTTCCCCCAGGCCTTTTTTCACTTATGGGACAGTTCATCATCAAGAATGTCAGACGACTCCTCCTCACCTATTCCCAATGCGGTTCACTCGACCCTTTTGAGGTTAGCGACCATATCTCGTCTC